TCGGCTGCATACCTTCCGGCTTTTGCCAACCAATTCTCTGGATCTTCGTTAGCTATAACTATATTTGTTATTTCTCTGGCTACTTCTTTTTGCTGCTTGCTTAACCTTTTTCTACTATGGATCTGCCTCAATGAAGCTTCTACTTCTAAGTTTAACTTGTCTGATAAATTTAAGTTATCTTGTATTTTAGTTAGACTGAAATTAAGAGCGGCCTTAGTCCCTATGGGAGTTTTAGTATCCGTCTCTTTTGGGGTATTGCTTCCTGCAGGTCTCCCGCTCATCTGAGGACCTTTAGCGCCGCCAATAATAGGCTCATAAAGCCCTTCGTTTCTCAGCTCTTTAAATTTACGTTGAGACTCAAGCGATTCTTCTTCAGTTGGGAAACGTCCAGATTCTATAGCTTGAACGCCTTCTTCTGGAGTAAGAACTCCTAATTCAATAAGTCTACTATAAACCCTTGAGTAAACTGACGTATCTCTCAAATCAACATCCTCAAAGTGAGCATTAGGATAATTTTTAAAGCCCATTTCTTTTGATATACGCCTTATTTCAGGCATTAAGAAGTTCTCTAAAAATACCCTACGTCCCTGTTTTAGCCGCTCCATGAAGACTTGAACCTTGATGCTAGTGTTAGCAAATTTCTCATCACTAAGAAGGATGTTATTAAGGCCCATTTGTATATCTTGATTAACAACGTCGTATTTTCGGGGATCTAATATATTAGCAATATCAGGAATAACAAATTTAGCATCAGTAGTATAATCCGATATTAGGACACGACCAACAGACTCATTCTCAAATAGCTTCTGCATGGCCATGAGATTTCTTTGATTAACTCCGCCATCTTGAGGCTTCGCTCCCATCGTAACTAACAGAATGGCTTGGTTGGTAGTACGGGCTACGGCCATATCCATTTGCTTCATTTCCTGCTTCCAGTTTATGTCCTCTAGCACTGGATAACCCATCGGAACTGCAAACGGTTCATAGTCTTGTTTTTTATAAAAAACGGCTATGAGTTTATCGGTGCTTAGAGGGATAGTTACCGCGCTCATACCTACGCGTTTAGTGTCATTTATTAAATCTTTCGTTTGCTGAGGTAGACTATCAAACACTTCTTGCTGCTCCTCTGTCTGAGGATGCCTTAGAAGCTGTAGTTCGTAATCAGTCACAACTTTATAGTAAACTCCAGTGCTAAAAGAGATGCTTCCTTGAAGCTGTATATCGGAAGGATTGAGGATGATATACTTGGAAGGTATCTGCAACTCTTCGGAGGCTTGACTCAGGCCAAAAGTTTGGTTTATTTTAAATGCGTCAGATTTCTCCATCTTCGCATCAAACCTGTACATAAATACATTTCCAGACCTATAGTACTCTCTAAAAAATCTACTTTGCAGATCGTCAATATTTATTTTTTTGAATAAGGTGTCAAAGAACTCTCTCGACTTCCTGCTGCCCCCCGTATAATAAAGATCGCTGATAGAGAATTCTGTCATTAGATCTATAGTATTTCGGAATACAGAGAAATTGTAATAGGCCTTTTGACATAAAATAATTGTATCCCGAATATCAATATTAGAGTTATTGCTGACTCCATGGGAATATTTGAACGGAATCATGCCGTTATCGATATTCCTGAATCTATCTGTCCGCGGGATATCGGCAGCAGCGTTTCTGCGTCGACCTGTCTGAGAGGCTTTTGCTTCATGCATTGCCATCAGCGGTTCCGCACCTTGTTCCGTTTTCTTCCTTACAGCCATAATTTACTTTAAATTTACACTTAACCTAGCATTCTGGGAGTAAAAGTGTGATTAATTTGTTCAACTTGGGTATTTTTAAGATCATTATAAGCCTTAACTGCCCAGTTTCCTAACATTAAAGTAGTATAATTATCCTTTCTGGCCCGGTTAGCAGAAGTGCTTCTTTTTAAATGCTGAGGAAGGTCAAAGGTCTGAACCCCTTTAGCTGTAGTTTTAACCTCTACTAACGTGCACTGTTTTTTAGTTTGATAAATTATGTCGTCTTGGAACTCGATCAAGTCTCCTTTATTTTCATAAGGCATTAGCTTGACAGGGACGGCTTGAGCTGAAACTTTATCAAAGAAGCTGCCGCAAGCGGCAGTTCGGGAAGCAAACCAGATTCTTTTATGATCTATAGAAGCCTGAAGATACTCATTAGCTTCGCGAAGAAAAGTGCTTGAAAATAACTGCCTAAAACAAATAACGTTTTCTTTCACGTTGTACTGGCTTTTAGCCTTCATGAGCATTTGCTGGTAATCATTCCCAGTCTTGTCGCTGTTAAAATCAAAAAACTTTAAGTTTATCTTAGCTTCTCTAAAAAGCTCTGATTCATTTGCGCTATCTATGAATTGATATCCAGCGTTATCTATAATTAATAACTCTATTTTAAAGCTGGTCATCAAGTAAAAAAGATATTTTATATGGTCTTTTAGGTCGCCACCTGCTACAGCATAAGCATGAACTAATGTAGACTCATTACCTTTTTCTTCATCGAGCTCCAAAACGGACATAGCAAAATAATCCGAACTTGGACTATTGCTAAAACTCGGATCGATCGCTAAAATATATTTTTTTTCGGGGTCTCCTTTTATTAAAGTATGCTGTTTCTCTCCATCCGGAATAGTACAGTCATGCATTTTCTTCGCGCTAAAATAACTATCACTGCCATCAGTGAACTGGGCGCAATACTCTCTTTGAAAAGATGAATTTGACGACCCTCCAGACTGCGCCTCCTCAATAACTGTGCTATCAATCATGTCAGCGGGAATAGAATCAAAAGCCATCTGAGATATAAAATAATTAGACTGTTGTATATCTTCAGAGTAAATATTATTCATCCATTCCTTGTATGTTTTATACAGGTTTTCAAAACTAAAACTGGCAGAAGACAAAGCTATCATCTTGGAGTTATTCTGAAATTGAACTCTATCCTCTTCTTTCATGTCGCCTTTTTTGATTAGCTCATCCTCCATTTCTCGTATCTTGATACGTTCAGCCATATCTTGAGGGGCGACCAAAAAGGGCATAAGTACTGTTTTGATAGTTTCCTCAGGTAGTAGTAAGAACTCGTCAAGGACTAGAATGTTAGCGCGGAAACCACGAATCTTTTCTCCACTAAGGGGGATTGCTGTAATCGTGCCTTCATTTATTTTCCACTCAAACTGATCGTTACGTTTAGATTTAGCTCCAAAAGCATGAGCTAACATTTGCGCCTCTTTCGATTCAACTATTTTTTCCAAGTTGTTAAATATGAATCTAGCGGTACGAAAGGTAGGTCCAGCAATTAGTATCTTAGTTCTAGGCTCAAAAATACATTGCAAGAAGCAATATACAGCCGCAATAAAACTCTTACCACATCCACGTCCCCATACGCACATGCTAAAGTTACGATTGAAAAAAGCTTTTAGTGTTATCTCTTGATAGAGGGCGAGTTTAATTCCGGAAAGAAGCTCGGTGGTAAATCCCAAATTAGCCCGCATGAATTTAGCTAGAGTGATCTTAGCTTGTCGATCTGGAAGCTCTCCTTTTAAATCAAGTAATTCTTGATTTAAATTCGGTATAGGCTTTGAGTATTTTTCGGGACAGTACCACATTATAACAATTTTAAATCGTAAGCAAGCTGGAGGTCATGCTTTTCTTTTAATACGTCTGACAGCAAAAGTTTTTTTACAATTCTTACGCACTCTTTTCTTCCCTCTACGAAAAGAAATTGTATGTGGGGGAACTCTTGAATTAAATCTCTTACATTATGAAAAATAAAGTCAGGAGTGACTCTAGTATTCTTTTTATAAACATAAGGCAGTCTGTTAAAAGCTAAACACTCGTCTAACTTTTTTTCTACTAATATCACCATGTAAGCATTTTCTTCCGCAGCTCTATTTATTTCGTTTTTAAATCTTTCTAAACCGGAGCTTAGAGTCCCTATTAGATCAGGAACAGACTTCCTCTCAATATATGTATTATGAGTTTTTTCCTTGTCGTTTAGGCAGTAGTCGCCAAATTTAAGCCCTTTAATTTCAGTTGGAAAATCATTTATCTTTAATGGATTTTGCTCTCGAGAATCTATGTAAATTAGATGATCTTTTGAAAAAGTTTCTTGATATTCTTTTTTAACAGGAATATTATTAAATTTATTTTTATACCCTATCTCTTCACAAAGTTTATAGTAGCTATCAAAAATAACTTCATAGTAAGATATGGGAGGTATGGGAAGAGTTCTAAGCTCGACTTGGGTAGGAGTATATTTTAAATTTTTTTCGGCCTTCCTTTTCTCAAGAATTTTTCTGCAATATTCCTGAGCTTTTTCTATAGGGATTCTTTTTAACCAGTTCTTCAAATTTCCTTTGCTATTAAAATCGGAAGCAAAGTACTGGTCTTTATTTTTAAATTTTATTAAATGTCCTGTATGTAGGTCTTTTCTTGGGTAATGCTTATGATAATAGTCAGCAATAGATAATTTATGAGCCTTCAGATGAAGATGAAGACCTTTATCTTTTTCAAATTCTTTTCCACATTCTTGACACTTAACCATTTAAAACTTCTTCTTCGCTGATGCCCATGATACGCGATTTTATATCCTCCATAGAACTTAGCCTTTCAATTTCTGAAGATATATTTTTCTTGCGTATCTCAGCGATCTTTATCATTTTATTCCTAGACTCTTCATCTTTCCAAAGTTCTACGAGGTTTAAAATGGAAGCAGATTCTTGAAGCACCTTACTCATCCTTTGACTTCTTTTTTCTTTAAGCTCGTTAAGAAGTTTAGTTTGTCTATTAACACACTGGTTGTATTCAGTCTGTGCTGTATTTATGGCTTCAACTAAGCTCATAGCCATTCTGCGCCCTTCGGTGTCTTCTGCGTTTTGATCCAGCAAGGTCTGTAGTCTTTCTACCCTGCGTTGGATATTTGAAGCTATCACTACTTCCGCCGATAAAACAATATATTGATCTACCTCTTCTTGCGTTAGATCTGATTTGTCCCAAGTATATCTAACGAAGCTACTTTCAAATAATTCACGGTCTGTTTCTATTGCATAGGTACTGATCTGATGCAAGAACCTGAACGTATGCATATAAGCAATCAAAGTGCTCATGCTTTTTTTTATTTTGGGACTTATTTTTTCTTTATCTATACCGTTGTGTACGTATTTGTTAACCCTTACTATTGCTCTTGATTCTGATTTAGGGGGAGCGTATCCTCCCTCTACAGGGACTTCGTCATTAGTATCTGAGTACTTAATTTGATTAGGAAGTTCGTTGATATATTCCGCGACTACTTTGTACCTTAAATCTAAAGCTGCTATTTTATTATCATCGAAAATTAAACGCGCCATATCCATAGGCTTCATGGCGCTACAATTATTATCTATAAATTCTTTTTGGTCTTCTGTCAGCTCGACTTTTTCTTTTGGGTAATACTTGTGAGAAACTTTTGCGTTTAAACTCTTTTCAGCTAAAAACTTTTTTACCGCTCTTCCGTATTTAGATCTACCGTCTACCATCTCCTCTGGTATATCGGGAAATACAAGTTTTATTAGCTCCTTAATATAAGGGGGGTCATCAGTCCTTTTATTCCATTCTTCTAAAATGGCTAGCTGCTGATCTTCATTAAGCTCTATATTTTTAGACTTCATATTATTTCAACCTCGCCGCTATGTATTATTTTTTTTACTTTTTGTATTATAGCCTTCTTGACGTTTTTGATTTGTTTATACCCCGGAACTCTATTTTTCTCATTAGTCTTATAACCCATTAGAGTGGCAGCTTTTTCCTCTGAAAGATTGTCTATGTATAAAGCTTTGTATATTTTCCATTCCGCGGGTTTTAAAATTTCTTTCATTTTTGTATTCAATTTATCCATGAGTGATATTATATCTATATCGCTATATTCGGCTGAATTTATTTCATACTCATGATCATTTATGGATACTGGAAGTTTGGCGTCATAAGCTTGCTTTCTAGTCCTCACCCAATTCGCAAATAGTGGACAAGCTTCGGATTGCTTACCGTAGATGTAACACAGATCCCCAGACTCAGCCGCTGCGCATTTCAAACATGGACGACAATAATTGCCGTAATTGTTACGTATCAGATTTTTTATTTGATTGGATATAATCCTATTGATCCAAGGATTAAGAGGTTTCTTAGGGTCATAAAGATGCCATTTTCTAAAAATGTGAATTCTTAGAATCTGCGAGACATCGTCGAAATCCATCCAAGCAAGAGCCGTCAAGTTCCACTTAGACTTTCTTTTTTTTATTTCGACATCTATCTGTTCTATAAAGTCTTCAAACTGAGGTTTACGTTTGGGCATCGTTAAAGCGGGATGACCCAGCGTCTCTTAGAAAATCTTGTGCAATAGTTTCTTTTGAATAGCTTGAGTCTACCTCCCTCTGATAGCCGTCGTCTATACTGTTTGGATTTGACCCCGCAATGTCTTCCAGTCTAGTCGGCCGCACCCTTCTCTCTCCTTGAATCTCGAAATCTAATTTACTCATATTCGTAGAAAAGTACTCCTCTTCTTCTTCCTCAATTTCTACTCTTGCTACACTGGGTACGGGTTTAAATACTTTCTTAGCTGGAGCTGCGCTAGCCGTAGAAGTAAATGAACTGCCGCAGCTAGCACAAAACTTTGGCTTGTTCAAAGAATAGTCAGTACCAGAACCGCAAGATAGACAATACATTTTCATAAATATGATTACACAAAATATATTATTTAAAAATAAAGGTTTTTCAAAAAAAGTGTATTACATAATAAGTATGCAGGACTCCAAATTTACTAATGCGGACGGCGTAGAGTACGAATTATTATGGAAAAAGCCGCATTATAAATATAACGCAGAAGGACTTTGCTGTTCTCCTGAAGCAGAAAATCCTCAAGTACTCATAGACCCCAACTTAAAAGATCGGAGGAAAATGAGCGTCTTAATAGAAGAAATAACTCACGCCTTCTTTTGGGAAAAAAGCGAAAGGGAAGTGAGAAAGTTCTCCTCTACGTTGTCTAAATTAATTCAAAAAAATATCAGTAAGTCTCGTTCTCGTTAATTTTTGTAACTATAAATTTAGTTAGCTCTGACCTTACGATATCTTCTTCGTTGAACTCAAAAGTGTGAATACCCATTTTCTTACTCTCTTCGTCATCAAAAATATCAAAGAGTTTTAGAAATCCTCCTCTATTACCATTTTTTAAATCAGTCTGCATAGGGTCGGCCATAATAAAACATCTAGAATATTTACCTATTCTGGTTAGTACTGTAACTATTTCCCTGAAAGAACTATTTTGAGCTTCGTCTAATAAAATAGCTTTTCCGTTCCAGCTCATGCCTCTGGCAAAATTAACGGGATGTATAGAAACTCTTTTTTCTTTTTGTAGCTTTTTTACAGTTTCTTCGCTTAGAAGTTCATCCAACTTATCCATGAACGGCAAGTTATAGTAATGAAGTTTTTCGTCTGCGTCTCCGGGGAGAAAACCTAATCGAGAATCAGAACTTTCTACTGCGGAACGCATATAAATGACATCAGATACTTTTGAGGTATTCAGTAGCTGAAGCGCCGAATAAACAGCAGTTAGAGTTTTTGAGCTTCCCGCTGGACCTTTACATAATATTAACCTTGTAGATTTATCTAAAGAAATGTCTATAAAACGTTTTTGTTTTTCTGTCCAAGGCAGCTCATCTATGTAGAAAGTATCCCTAGGCTTTATTGGATCCCTTTGATGAATTTTAATCCGTCCGTCCGCAATATCGAGAGAATCGAAATCTCCCGTGCTCTTTACTTTTGACATCACAATCATTTTACACTGAAAAAAGTGTAATAAACAAAGAAACTTATGAGTGACATTTCTCAAATAGCGCCAGAGGTGATGAATGTGGCTACTAACTTAGCCGATTTATCGCAAGGTCAAATAGATAAACAAAAGGTGGAAGGCTTTTTAGAAAACCTTATTGGGGAATATGGCTGGCTACTGTTGATAGCTGTTATAACTATAATGGCAAAAGATATGATAATGAACTTTGCTCAAGGCATCCTTGTCTTTATGGGGAACAATTTTAACAACGACGACATTATTTATATTTCTGGACGCCAAGCGCGTATAGTTCGCGTCGGAATTCGTAATACGGTTTTTTACATGACAGATCGCAAAACTAAAATGTTGGTGCCCAATGAACAGTTAAAGCAGCTTACTATTGAAAAGACTTTACCTAAAAATGGCGGGGAGCCTTATTTACCCAAAGCTAGTGATCCTAGTTTTATTGGCTGGGAAGAAGTTCCCATAAACCCTCCCCCTATGCAGGTTGAAGT